TCTGCAACGGGTGATGTTAACGGGGCAGTAGGTGATTTAGTAGGTGTTCATTATGCAGCAAGTGCTGAAATAGTAAATTAATTATGGCAGAAAAAACAGTAATAAGTATTGAAGTTGAGGGAACGGGCAAAGCCATTAACTCAATTAAAGAATTAAAAGCCGAATTAAAAGCGGCTCAATCCGCTGCCTTAAATGGTGATGGTAAAGCTGCTAAAAGAGTAGCTGAGTTAAAGGATAAAATGGATGACCTTAAAGACACTACAAAGTCTTTACAAGGTTCGGGAGTTGAAAAGATTAGTTCAGGCTTTAGTATGTTGGGTCAAGGTTTTAAAGACTTTGACTTTGATAAAATTAAAACAGGTTTTAAAGGTGTAGGTGCTGCAATGTCCGCTATTCCTATCTTTTTAATTATAGAAGGGATTAGTTATTTAGTACAAAACTTTGACGAACTAAGTAAAGGTTCGGGTTTTTTAGCAACTATTTTAAGAAGTGTTAGCGATGCCATTAGTTGGTTAGTTGATGGTTTTACAGATTTAATAGGTGTAACAAGTGAATCGAGTAGGGCTATTGAAGACCAAGGCGAAGCAATGGTTAAAGCCAATGAGAAATCTCAGGAAGCCTTACAAGGTACAACTAGCGAATTTGATAGGCAGTTAGCAGTTGCAAAGGCGGCTGGCAAAAGTACTATTGAAATAGAGCAAGCTAAACAGCAAGCTATAATTGATACCAACTTTCAAATAGCTAAAGGCATTGAGGCGCAAGTAAGAGCAGGTGGTGAGTTTACAGATGAAATGAAAAAGCAACTTAGTGGCAGTTTAGAAGCTATTAAAAATGCAAAGGTACAGGAATACGTTATAACTGAAAATGACAATAAGGCAAAGGAAGAAAAGTATAAAAAACATTTAGAAGAACAAAATAAAATAAAAGCCGAAGCGGCTAAATTAGAGCGTGAACAATCTATTATAGATGCTGAGGAGTTATTTAAACAACTTTCTTTACACCAAGATACCGAATTAGCTTTAAGAAATAAAGCTCGTAAGGATGAGTTAGATGCTGAAAAAGCAGCACAAGAACAAAAATTCCAAGATGATATTTTTATGGAACAATTCATAAAAGATCAAGCGGCTAAAGAAATTGAAATAGAAAAAACAAAACAAGCTCACAAACAACAAATTCAAATGCAAGCGCTAAACACTGCTAGTCAATTAGTAGGTTTAGCAAATCAGCTAGCAGGCTCAAATAAGAATGTACAAAAAGCGGCATTAATAGCAGAAAGCGCAATAGGAATAGCTAAAATAATTATATCAACTAGGGCGGCTAATGCCGCTGCTAACCTTACACCACAAGCTATTGCAACAAGTGGAGCAGCTGCTATTCCTGTAATTGCTTTTAATAATATATCCGCAGCTTTAGGTATTGCAGCATCAATAGCAGCAACTACTAAAGCATTAGGCGCATTAGGTGGTGGCTCTGCCGGGGCTGCACCATCATTAGGAGCTACACCGTCCGCACCATCTATGCCTGCTGGCAACGGCACGCCATCAATAGCAGCACCTCAACAAAACACAACAACTTTTACAGGAAACAATAACAACAACTTTAACCAACCGCCTATTAAAACATACGTAGTTGAAACTGATTTAAGAAATTCAACAAACACAATAGATAAGATTAAAGACCAAGCCACATTCTAAAGTAAACAAACTAAACAATTTAGTATTTAATAATTATGGAACTAATAGATTTAACAATCGAAGACGATGTAAAAGATGCTAGTGGTGTAACTGCCATTGCAACAGTTGACAGCCCTGCAATAGAGCAAGGTTACTTTGCCTTTGGTTCTAACAAAGAATTAAAAACAATCCGTATTACTTGCGGAAGTCAAAAAGGAAACTTTGCAGCTCCTACAGGCGATAGACAAATACTTGCCGGTGCTTTAATGATCCCCGACATGGCTATTCCTAGAATAGACGAGAAAACTAAAAAGGAATATAACGTTAAATTCTCATCTAAAACTATTGAGCAAATAGTTAAGAAACACGCTAAGTTAAGTTATGCCAATAACGTTAACCAAATGCACGATAACACACGCATGATTAACGATAGCTATTTATATCAATCGTTTATTATTAATCGTGCTATGGGTGTTAATCCGCCTTTAGGACAAGAACATTTAGTTGACGGTACTTGGTTTGGTTTTATTTACATAGGTGATAAGAACGTTTGGGATGAATATATTAAGACGGGAATATATACCGGCTTTAGTGTTGAGGGTAATTTTTATGAAAGTGTGGCTACTGAATTAAGCGATGAATTTTGCGCCCACCTGTTAAGTGTAATTTTAGAGTAAACTAACTAGTGGCTAAAGCCTTAATGAGGGGAGGAGCTCTGCTGAAAGGGAGTTGAACCTATGAACACGCTAGTAGTTTAATTTTAGAGTAAACAAAAATAAATCTTAAGTATTTAATAAGTATGAACGATAAAAAAACATTTAAAGATTTGGTAAACTCAATTTTATCACCTGAACAAAAGGAAACTTTTGCAAAGGCTTTTAAATTCGAAACACCAATTCCAGTTGTAGAGCCAGTTAATAACGCTGAGCCTGAGACTGTTCCGCCTGTAGCAGGTGAGATAAAAACAAAAGATGGTACGGTTGTTAAATACTCAACACCAATGCCAATCCCTAACGAGACAATCGTAACTGTTGTAACTCCCGACGGTGAGCTTCCTGCTCCTGCTGGTGACCATGAATTAGAAAATGGTGATGAAATTACAGTTGGTGATGCTGGTTTATTATTAGAATACGAACCTGCTGAAGTTGTTGAGCCGGTTGCTCCTGTAACTCAAGAAGCTATGGATGCAGCGGTTAACGATGTTAAGTCACAATTAGATTTAGCTAACAAAACTATCTCTGCTTTGGTATCTCGTTTTGATGCAGTTGAAAAAGACAATACAGAGTTAAAAGCAACTTTAGCAACATTCTCAAAAACATTTACTGACTTACTAAGTACGCCAATGGCTAACCCTATTGTTACACCTGAGCGTTCTTTTTCAAAGCAAGATAAAATGTTTAGCAAATTAGGATTAAACAAATAAATATAAACAAATAAAAAAAACAAAATAAAATGGCATATTCAATAACAGCTCCATCGTATGTAGAGCAACCAGAACAACTGATTTATCAAAAACTTTTCTCAGGTTCACCAACAATGGATTTAGTGAAAAACAAACAGACTGGCATTAAGTCGGCTGAAACTATTAACGTGGTTAACACTCGTGGTGTATTTCAAGCTCAATCATGTGCTTTTAACGCATCTGGTTCAACTACAATTTCACAACGTACTATCACAGTAGGTAAAACTAAAATTGACATGCTTTGGTGCGAGCGTGACTTAGAGCCGTATTTCACTCAAAGAAAATTAGCTGCAGGTGGTGATTATGATTCTTTAGCTTATAGCAAAGAAATTATCGATGACACTATGCAACAAGCTAAAGAAGATATTGAAATTGCTTTATGGCAAGGTGATACAACTTCAACAAACGCTTACTTAAATCGTTTTGATGGGTTTGTAAAAATCATTGGTGCTGCTACAATCGGTGGTACTTATTCAGGCGTAGCTTGGAGTGAGGCAAATTCTAGAACCGTCATAAAGGGTTTAGCTACTTTAGTTATTGCTAACAATGACGTTTACCAAGGTAACCCAACTGTCAAAATGTTAATGTCACCTCAAATGGCTGCAACATACCGTTTCAAATTACGTACTGATAATTTATTCAACACTACAGGTGAAGAAAGCAAATTATATGCTGAGGGTGCAAACATTGAAATCGTTGAAGTTGCTGGTTTATCTGGTTTAAATTACATCTACGCTATCGAGCCAGAAAATATGTACATCGGAACTGACATGGCTAACGAAGAAGAGAAATTCAAAGTTTGGAAATCAGATGACGATCAAAACTTAAAGTTTCATGCTGAGTGGAAACTAGGAGTACAAATTGCTTTTCCGTCAAGGGTATACCGCTACCTTGGGGTTTAGATAAATAAATAAATAAATTGAGGGGTAATTAAGTTTACCCCTCTTAATTAAAAAAATATAAAAACATGGCATTATCAAGTTGCCCGATAACCTCGGGAATAGCAAGAGATTGTAGAGATGGTTCACCCGGACTTACAAACGTTTATGCCGTAGAATTTTCTAACTATACACAAGGAACTATTACCTCTGCAAGTGGTAGTATTACTAACGTAGCTTCTTTCTTAAACACAGGAAAGAAAATGTGGGGTTTTGAATTTGACTATGGTAAAGCGAATGAGACTGAGGTTTTAACCGCTAATACAAACGGAACATTAATGAATGCAATTACTTTGAATTTATACATTCCAAAGAAACAAGCTGCTGTGGCTCAACAAATTTTATTGTTAGCAAAGCAAGATACTATTTGGATGGTTAAAGATAAGAACGGTGCATTTAGATTATTAGGTCAAGAATTCGGAATGAGAATTACAACTGCAACCGCTGCAAGTGGTGCAATGGGTAATGATGATTCGGGATATACAATAGTGTTAACAGGTGAAGAGAGAACGTTCGCAAACGTTGTACCAAACGCTTTAGCTGCTTTACTATTGATACCTGCTTAATTAATTCTTTAAAATATAAATGTAAGACCCACCCTGTAAGGTGGGCTTTTTTATTTAGTAACATTTGTAACTTTTTAGTATTTAATAAGTATATGATGCAATTAATAACAGGGGCTAATACTATTGATATTTCGGTAACGGAAAATTCAACTATTGCAAATCCTCAATTTGTCTTTGTATTCATTAATGATAATACAGGTCGCAAAGTAGCGTGTACAAGTACTTACACTAACTTAGATAATAATAAGCAACGTTTTGTTATAACCGTTGGAGCTTCTGTTCCGTTAACTGGCAGCGTTTTATTTGATGACTATGGTAGTTATTCATTCTACGTTTATCAATCGGCTAATGCAGCCGCATTCAATTATGCAAATATAAATACAACAGATATTAGAACTTTAACAGGTGAAGTTGGAAATGGCAAGGCATGGTGGAAAGCACCCTCAGTAACTAATATTTATTATAAAGATGTAAGAACATCAATCGTAACAAATGGGCAATAATATAACACAAGTCGGTAACCTTTTACAAATAGAATTTGATAGTGCATTTTCGCCTGCTATCAGAAAAATATCTAGTGGCAAATATCTACAATGGGGTGAGCATAACTCACATCCTAATTACTTATTAGAACTATACAATAGAGATGCCGTTCACGGTGCTATTATAAAGGCTAAGGCGGACCATGTTTATGGTAGAGGTTTATGTTATGACGAAAGCAAATTAACGCTATCACAGCAAGCGCAATACGATAAATTCTTATCACACGCTAATCGCTTTGAAGATTGGAACTCTTTATTTAGAAAAAACGTAACACCATTTGAAATATTTGACGGTATTGCTTTACAAATAGTTTACGATTTTAACGGTAAAATAGCTGAGGTTTATAACCAAGAGTTTAGCAAATTTAGACGTTCACCAGAC